AGGCCGCGGCACTGCAATTCGGCGCGACGATCAAATCCAAGGACGGCGGCCCGCTGCGCATTCCGATCCCGGCGGGCACGGCGATGAGCGCCGCGCAGGCGCAGGCGTTCGGCGTCGGCCAGAAGAAGACGCGCAAGGGCGGCGACGCGCCGACGACGGAAGGCGCGGCGATCTTTGTGATGAGCGTCACGATTCTCCCGCGGCCTTATGTCGGCGTCGGCCAACGCGATCGCGATGCGATCACGGCCGCGGTGCAGGAGTGGTTCGACATCGCCTGACGCGTCGTCGCAGAGAAGGCCGCTGGCGCGCTGAATGCGTCCGAAGCTATGATGGTAGCGCGGCGCTTTGACAGGGGGCGTTAGAAGGGCGTTAGTGACGCGGCAAACGGCCTTGGTCTTTGACGCGCGCGCCCGTCTCTTGTTCCGCGGACATCGTTGCGCAAAAATCGCAGCTCGGAACGACGCGCTGCGAAGGCTTCGCATCCCTTCCGTGATTGCGCGACGCCAGATTACCCTCGCAGCAATGAGGGCGGTCCGTGGCGAAAAAATCAACCCGCACGATCGAGGTTTTCAAACCGGGCACATTCACGCCGATGTCCGGAAGCCCGATCACGTTCTCTGCCGATGACCTGAAAACGATCGCGGAAGGATATGATCATGTGACTGCCCCTGCGCCGCTCGTTGTCGGTCATCCAAAGACGGACGCCCCGGCCTATGGCTGGGTCTCGTCTTTCGCCTATGACGCGGTCAACGAGCGGCTTGTGGCGAGCGTCGACGATCTCGATCCTGCGTTTTCGGACGCCGTGACGGCAAAACGCTATCGCAAAATCTCGATGAGCTTTTTCCGCCCCGATGCGGCGAATAATCCGAAGCCCGGCCGCTGGTATCCCAAGCACATCGGCTTTCTCGGCGCGACCGCGCCCGCCGTGCCGGGCCTCAAGCCCGTCGAGCTCGCCGGCGATGAAGACGGCGTCGCCACAATCGAATTCGGCGAACCGGCGTTCCGCGACGTGGCGTCGCTGTTTCGCGGCCTGCGCGAATTCCTGGTCGAAAAGTTCGACGCCGATACGGCGGATCGCGTTTTGCCGACATGGTCGATCTCGTGGATCGACCAGAACGCCTCAGACGATGACGACGGCCCGCGTTACGCGGAGCCGCGCAAGAAGGAGAAGCCTATGCCGACGGCCCAGGAGGCGGCGTTCGCCGCCCGCGAGGCGGAACTCGCTGCAAAAGAAGAAAGGCTGGCGGCGCGCGAACGCCAGCTGCGCCACGAAGAGCACGCCGATTTTGCTGAAGGCCTCGCAGACGAAGGCCGACTCCTTCCGGCGCTGGCGCCGAAAGTGACCGCGGTTCTCGATGCGCTCGCCGAGGGCGACGCGACGGAAGTCTCCTTCGCCGAAGGCGGCGAAACGAAAAAGGCGTCGCTGCTCGACGCGGTCCGCGACATTCTCGGCGGCAATCCGAAAATCGTGTCCTTTGGCGAGCATAAAATGCCGAGCGAGAGCGCCGGCGGCAGCGCCGATTTTGCTTCGCCGCCCGGCGTCGATGTCGATCGCGACGGTCTCGCGACGCTCGCGAAGGCGCGGGCCTATCAGGCCGCTCATCCGAACGTCTCTTTCAAGGACGCCGTGAAGGCCGTCGAGGGCAAGTGAGGATCGCATGAGCAGCTACACGAACACGGTCATTCTCGCGGACACCATGACGGCGTCCGGCGCAGTGACGCGAAACCGCTTTGTGAATTTTGCCGGGGCGCAGGCGGGCGCAGGCGACGTGGTGCATGGCGTCGCGTCCTATGATGCGCCGGACGGCGGTCTCTTCGCCTCGAACATTTGCGGCCTCCTGTCGGTCGAAGCCGGCGCGGCGGTCGCGAACGGACAGCGAGTCAAGAGCGACGCGTCCGGCCGGGCCGTGCCCGCCGCCGACAATGAGCCGGCCGTCGCCCGCGCGGTCGCAGCCGCCGTCGGCGCGAGCTTTCCGCTGCGCATCCTGCGCCTTTCTGTCCAGGCCTGAGGGGTAAATCATGGCTCCGAATAACATGAATCTTGCGCAGACGCGGGTCATTGACCCGATCCTGTCGACGCAGGTGCGCGGTTACACCAATGCGCAATTCGTCTTCGAGGCGCTCTTTCCCTATGCGAACATTCCGACGCGCGGAATGCGCATCATCCGCTTCGATCAGCGTGCGTTCCGGCGCGAAAAAAGCCGGCGCGCGCCGGGCGCGCAGACGAATGTCGTGACCATGGGCTATGAGAGCGACCCGATCGCTCTCTCCCAGGACGCTCTTGACGCCGTCGTGCCGCGCGAGTTCGAAGAGGAGGCGGCGGCGGTTCCGGGCATTGATCTCGCGTCCAAGTCGATCGAGATGGTTCTCGACAAGGTGGACCTCGGTCATGAGATCGATTGCGCGGCCCTCGCGCTCAATCCGAACACCTATGCGGCAGGCAATCAGGACGCGCTGGCGGGCTCCGACAAATGGTCCGATCCGTCATCGGACCCGCTGACGCACATTCGCGACTACAAGAGCGATGTCGCCAAGCGCATCGGGCGCCAGCCGAACACGCTGACCCTCGGCCTCGACGTGTTCAATGCGCTCACCGCCAATCAGCGAATCAAGGACCAATTCAAATATACGAGCGGCGACTCGATCACCGAGGAAATGATCGCGCGCTATCTTCAGCTCGAAAAGCTCGTTGTCGGGGAAGCAATTTATCTCCCCGACGGCGCCGACGACGGCGAGGGCGAATTCATCTGGGGCGGCGCGGCGCAGCTCGCCTATGTCGATCGCGGCGGCTCCTATCTCTCGCCCTCCTTCGGCTACAGCTATCGCCTGAACGGCTATCCGATCGTCGAAGTCCCTTATTGGGATCGCTCCCGGAAATCGTGGATTTACGGCGTGACGCAGGAGCGACAGGCGGTCGCCGCCATGGCCGACGCCGGCTTCCTGATCAAAAACGTGCTGTGAGGCCGGCGATGGCGAAGAAGCAAACCTCCGATCTGCGGACCTATCCGGTCGCCGCCTCTTTGCGGTTCGACGGCGAAAAATACAAAGCCGGCGACACGGTCGACATGGGCGAAGAGGACGCCGCGCCGCTGCGCAAGCTCGGCGTGCTCGGGCCGGCGAAAGAGCCGGACAAAAAGCCCGGCGCCGCTGCGTCCGGCGCTCAATAACGTCAGGGGAAGATCATGGCGCAGCGATTTCTGACGGCGGCTGAATTCATCGAGCGCATCGGCGCGGTCGAGACCGACAATGTCGCCGGCGAAGGGCTTCGCGGTCAACGCTCGATCAACATGCCCAAGATCGAGGGTTCAATCGGCTATGCCGAAGCGTTCGTCATCGGTTACATCCGCGCGCGTTATCCGAACCCGATCGAACCCGTTCCGGAGATGCTCAAGGAGTTCGTCGCCTGGATCGCGTTTTACCGGCTGCGCTACAAGGTGGGTGATACATCCGGCGTCGCTCTCGAAGTCAAGACGCGATACGACGAGGCGATGGCGCGCTTGCGCGACATTCAATCCGGGCGCCTCGCGATCGACGCCAATCAGCCCGGAACGAATAATGCGCCGGCGCAGGAACTGCCTGTGCTCCATTCCGGTTCTCCCTCGCGCGCACGGGCCATTCTCGACCAATGGCCGCTGAGGGATGGCGCGGGAGCGCGCCGCCCGTGAGCATCCTCCCCGTCAATCCGTCACCGGCGCTCGCCGCTTCTCTTGCGGGCGGACAGGAGCCGCCGTCTCTCGAATTTCCCGACCGCTTCGTCGATGCGGCTGTCGCCATTCTCGACGCGGAAGCGCCGGGGACGTTCAAGGTCGCCCCCATGCCGGACAAGGTCGAGAATTTCGACATTGGCGAAAGCGACGGCGCCATCATCGTGCATTGGCGCGGCTCGAAATATCAATTCAGCGCCGGCGCGCAGCCCGTCGTCGGGCAAAGCTCCTTCGATGTCGACGTGCATGTCATCGCCCGCGGCGTCACGGGCGCATCGGGCGCGCCGAACATCATCGAGCGCATCCGCGTCATTTTTCAGAACCGCCGCGTCGCGGGCGCGCTTCCGCTCGCGCCGGTCGAAGACGGCTTTGTCGATCAGAAGGAAGGCGTGTGGCGCTACTACATCGCCTTCCGAGGCGGAAGGCCGGCGATCGGCGCGCAGCGCGCGCATGAGGAGAGGTCATGACGAAATTCACCTGGCATGGGCCGCAGCACGCCCAGACGATCTATTCCGCGCCGAAAGACGGCGCACAGCCGGTTGTCCTGTTCGAAGGATGGCTCGGCGACGGGACGGCGCTCGACCTGCCCGACGATCATCCGCAGGCGGCCGTCTGGAAGGCGCGCAACTGGTTGAAGCCGGCGCCGTCCGCGACGCCGCCGTCGCCTCCGCCGCCGAGCTCCGCGCCCGCGGCCCCCGCCAACACCGGAGCCTGACATGACCGAGAATTATCACCACGGCCCCGAGATTATCGAGAATTTCACGGGCGCCGCATCCGTCACGGATGTGAAGGCGGCCGTCACCTTTATACAGGGAACCGCGCCGATTCAGCTCGTGCATACGACGCCCGACGCCCGCGCGCCCTTCATCAATCGCAACGTCGTCATCCGCACCATGGCGGACGCGGTCGCGGCCTTCGGTCCGCCGGAGCAAAGCGCCGGCTACACGATCCCCGGCGCGCTGTTCTCAATGTTCAACAAGGACACGACCGGCAAGGGGGCCGGCACGTTCATCGTGAACAATGTGTTTGATCCGGATGTGCATAAAACGGGGACGACGCCTGACCCGACGCTGGTCACCGCCGCGGACATGGTGGGCGGTATCGATGTCGCCGGCCGCCCCAAGGGTTTCGACGTCGCCTATGCCTGCTACAACAATTTCGGCTTCTTCCCGCGCCGCGTGATCGCGCCGGGCTTCACGGGCCTTTCGGGCGTGCGCGAAAAAATGCTGACCGTCGCAAACAAGGTGCGCGGCCATGCGATCTACGACCTGCCGCCGGGCATGACGAAACAGCAGGCGATCGAAGCGCGCGGCGTCTCCGGCGCGTTCAACACGCCCTCCAACCGCGCCGTGATCTGCTATCCGCAGGTCACGGCGCTCGATCCCGTCTCCGGCGGCAACACGTTGCAGCCCTACAGCCAGCACTTCGCCGGCGTCTGGAACGTCGCGGCGCTTCAGGAAGGGCCGCATCGCAGCCCCTCGAACATCGCCATGCCGGATGTTTCGGGAATGGAGACAGACATTTATTTCGCGCCGGGCGCCTATGACAGCGACACCGATCTGCTCAATGAGCAAGGCATTGTGACGCTGATGACCTATTACGGCGCCGGCATCAAAACCTACGGCGCTTCGTCCGCCGCCTGGCCGACGCTGAAGGATCAAATGTCCTGGCTGCACGGGCGCGCCGTCGCCGACGTGCTGGAGGATGCGATCCTCTTCTACATGCTGCCCTATGTCGACCAATGGGCGTCGCCGGCGATCGTGGATGCGGTCGAGGAGCGGGTCAGGGCCTATCTCCACACCAAGGAGCCCGGCGGCGACGGCTGGCTCTACGGCAGCTCTTTCGCCTTCGACCGCACGCGCAACACGGCCGAGCAGATCGCAAATGAAGGGCGCGTCTATTATCGCCTGACCTTCTCGGTCATGGGCATCATGCATCGCATCACCATCGAGAGTTTCATCGATCTCTCGTTCATCAACACCGCGCTCGGTCTTGTGACCGCCGCCGCGTAAGGGGATTCGCCATGTCCGCGGTTCGCATCGGTCAGATCACGCAATCGGACGTCTATCTCGACGGCAATATTCAGGTCGGGCGGTTCAAGGATTTTCAAATCCCCGACCTCGAATGGATGGAGATCAAGCATGAGACGCTCGGTCAGGTCGCCGTTCTCTCATTGCCCGGGCGCCCGCTGCAGGCTCTCAAGGGCAAGCTGACGATCGAATTTCTCGACGCCGACTTGCAGCCGCGTCTGCTCAATCCAACCGTCTTCCTGCCTTTCGCGCTCCATTCCTATGTCGACGTGTTCGGCGCGCAGGGCGTCGACTCCACAAGCAGCTACAGAGTCGTCACACAGGTCACGATGGCGATCCGCAAGACGAGCGGCAAAGCGTTCAAGCTCGGCGACAATTTCGAGGGCGAAGCCGAATATTCGGCGACCCGCTTTATCCAGGGAATTCCCGGCAAGACGCCGTGGACGGAGATCGACGTGATCAACCAGGTCAATCGCGTCAATGGCGCGGATGTCTGGCCGAGCTACTGACGGTTCACGGCGGGCGTAGGGCAGACGGTCAGCCCGTGAGGATCATTCCCTCGAGGTCGGAGGTTCGAATCCTTCCCCCGCAACCACGAACACCCCGGAGAGGGCGGTCCGATACGGCTCGCGAGGCCCTCGGCACTCTTTGAGGACGGCGCCCGGTTCCATGAAAAGCCGCCGCGCCGGAGGGGCTCAGCCCGCCGCCCGCATCATTTTCACAAGGAGGTCTCATGAAACCCGGCGTCGGACGGATCGTCCATTTCTATACCTTTGACCCGAAGAAGCAGTTCAACGCCCAGGGCGAAGGGCCTTACGCCGCTGTGATTACGCAGTCGTCCGGGCCCTACAGCAATCTGCTGATCTTTCCGCCCTTCGCGGAGCCGTATCACCAGGGCTCCGTACTTCATCAAGACGACATGCACGCGCACGGCCCGTCGGCCCACTACTGGATCGAACCGCTCCGCACCTGAGCAAAGAGGAGAAGATCATGACTGATCAAACGCTCGCCAATCTCGCTAATGGAGTCACCGCCGAACCCTCCGCCGAAGCGCCCGCCGGGCTGCCCAAGGGTCTCGCGAAGCTGCGGGCTTATAAGGAAGCGCAGAACGGCGAGGAAACTTTCACACTGCCGGGATCCGGCGTCGTCGTGTCTATGCCGAAATTCAGGCCGGTGTCCTCGTGGCAGCGTGCGCAGCGCATGGCGAACGGCGACCAGTCCAAGGCGCAGGCCTCCTATGTCACGCAAATCTGCAAATTCGACGGCGAAACGATAACGATCGCCGATTATCAGGAGACCCTTTCCGCCGGCGATCACATTGCGATCGTCCAGAAAGTCTACGGTGCCGATGTTTCCGAAGAGGACAAAGCCGCGGGAAAGTAGCGCGCTGGCCGAGCGCGCAGGATCACGTCCACATGATCCGCCGCGGCTGGCGCCATGACGATCTGACGGCGATGACAGTCGACGAATTCGTCTACTGGCTCGATCAGCAAATTGAATATGACAAAAAAATCGCCGAGGCGATCAGGGAGGCGCAGCGATCATGAGCGGCGACATGAGTTTTATGTTCGTGATCGAGGCGGTCGATCGCGCGACAGCCGTGCTCGACAAGGTCGGCAAGGCGGAGAAGGCCGTGGAGGCGGCGACGAAGGCGAACAACGCCGCCGTCGCCGCCGGCGCGCAAAAAGCCGAAGCGGCGATACAGGCGGAGGCGAAGGCCATCGATAAATCGTCGATCGCCATGAAGATGAGCGCCGCCGCCGCAAAGGCGCGCGGCGAAGCCATGGCCGCCTCGGCGGAGATGGCTGCAGCGGCGGCGGCGAAACAGGCGCATGAAGCGGAGCGGGCGGAGAGCGTGTTCGGGCGGTTGAAAAGCGTCGTCACAATCTCCATCGATCACATCACCAGCGCGCTGCATCGGTCGACCGCGGCGACGAAGGCGCAAAAAAACGCCTTCGTCGACATGGAGACGGCGTCGCATCGCTCGGCCTCCGTCATCGCGCGGGATTTCGGGCGCGCCGGCCTGCTCGCCGGAAAGCTTTTTGCAAAGAACGTCTCCACTCAAATTCGCACCGAGCTTCCTGCCGCGCTCCGCGCCCACGCGGACAAGGGTTTCGAGAAGCTGTTCGGCTTTGAAATGGCCCATGGCAAGGGCGCGCTTCGCACCAACACCGAAGTCGTGTCGATGGTCGCGATGGACAAAGCCAAACAGGGCTTCGCCAGCGCGTCGGCCATGGCGATGTCGAACGTCGAAAATCAGCTCGCGCTGATCAATCAGTTGAAGCCCGATCTCGGCGACGACAAGGCCCATGCGCTGCTCGCCGCGGCGAACGACTCCATGCCGAAAAGCGCATTTCGCCGGGATGCAATCCGCGCCACGCTTCCCGACGCGGCGTCGATCCACCTCATGCCGGGATCGAGTGAATGGCAGGCGCTGATGGACGCGGCCGCGAGCCAGCAGAAGACGCCGGCTGAAGCGGTCGCAGCGCTGAAGGCGGCGAAGGCGGGCGACTTCTCGCAGTTGAAAGACATGTTCGGCATCGACGCCGCGATGGGTGATGACGGGAGCGTCGCCAAGCTTCTTTACAAAGCGAACGGCTCCAAGATGGCAAGCGACGTTCACGGCGCTGATCTTTCCGAAAAAATCTCGGCTGCGCTCGGCGCACGCTTCGGCGGCGGGGAAGCCGATAAGGCGGCGACGCTCGACGGCATGATAACCAAGGCTGCGAACGCATGGGATTTGTTCGTCGGCAAGATCATGGATGCCGGTCCTTATGACTATATGAAATCCCGTCTGGCCGCGGCGATGGCGTTTTTCGACGGAAAGGACATTGATGCAAAGGCCCATCATATCGCCGATCAGATCGTTAATGTCATGACGG